TGGTTTAGCTATTAGAAAATACCAAGAAGCAGTTTATAAAAGAAACGAAAATCAAACAGTTGAATCTGCCGTTCCTAAATCTGTTCAAAGAAAAGTTGATAAAATCAATCAAAATATTCTTAAAAAACAAGATCAAATTGATAGCTCATATTCCAACTTTAATTTACAGGCTCTTTCCAATACAAACCCATTATCAGCATGGTCTAAATTTAAAGAAAACCGCCTTAATGTTAGAGTTAACAATTTAGAAGAGGATGTAGAAGGTTTACAAGAAGATTTAACTTCAATTGTTGGAGGTAAATTTTCAAACCGTTTACTTAAACTTTGGAATAAGTTTGGACTCAACCCGGATAATGAAACTATAAATGATAATTCCACCTTACTCTCATATGGTGGAGGGCCAGGAAGCGCATTAGGTTTTTCAAGAACCAAAATTAAATTTGCAACATCCAATGATGGAATAACTCCATTAAGAACAGGATATGTTATGGCTGACCCATATAGTGGTATCGGTTATCTTAATTATTCTCCTGGAAATCCAATAACCTATGGATTAGATCCAATATTTGACGGAAAGCAATTATACTCTAGTGTATTCAGACAATACCAAAAGTTTAACCCTACAGTAACAGAAGAACAATATTTTGGAACCCCAGCATATTTTTCAACATATGATGGAAAGGATAATGTTCAACCTTGGTTATCTCAACCAGTAAATAACCCACCATTTGTTACTTGGAATCAATCCCAATTTAATGCACAATCATCTAATCTTGATTCAACTACACTCCCAGATTTCCGTGACGCGTTAAAACCAACAGAAAAACCACAATATACCTTTTTAAGTTTAGCGCCTAATTACCAAACTGAAAATATTGAAGATAAAAGAAATCTAGGAAACCCAGGCAAAAAAGGAAATATTTCAAGCTATACTCAAGGTAAAAGAAGTCTAGTTACAGGTCAATCATTGGGTCCGGTAGATAAAGTAAATGCTTCGTACATTTACAAATCTAATACAAAAGATGGTTCACGTTACTACACAGGAAATCCTGAAGGTGGAGATAATCCATATACTGATATTATTCCTTTCTACATTGCTATATTAAACAATGATTCCCAAGTTGGAGGAACCTATAAAAAATACATGCACTTTAGAGCATTTATTGATTCCTTTTCAGATTCATATGATGCTGACTGGAAAACTATAGAGTATATGGGTCGTGCTGAAAAATTCTACAAATACAATAGTTTTGATAGGAAAATTTCTATGGCCTTTACAATTGTAGCTCAATCCCGAGAAGAGATAACAGCTATGTATGATAAGTTAAACTTCCTTGCCTCCTCACTAGCTCCTGAGTATCTTGATAGTTACACCTCAGGATATATGGCAGGAAATATAGCATACATTACTTTAGGAGATTACCTCCATGAACAACCAGGAATTATTACGTCTCTTACGTTTGATGTTCCTGAAGAAGCAACATGGGAAATTGGAATAGATGATCAAGGCAATCAACTCCCTGTAGAAGACATTAGAAAGGTTCCTCATATGATTAAAGTATCGGGAATTAATTTCATACCACTTCATAAATTTAGACCTGAAAAACAAAACTTTAGAAACGATAAACTAGGTACAGATAGTACTAGATTACTTAATACTGGTAAACAAAGATATGTTGATCAATTACGTCCTAAATCAACAAACTATGACAAACAATCCCAAGACCAATTCTCTCTAGAAGAATCAGAAGCACTTCTTAATGAGTATCAACAGATACCATTACAAAATAATGTTACTACTGATGTTTTACCTTCATATGAAGAAGAAGCAGCTTTACTTGCTTCTGAAAACTTTACATTTAATTTTTCTAATGAATAAAACATGAATAGATACTCTCAAACTCCAATAACAAAGACTAAAGAAAATACTAGTTTAAGATATGCTAATGTTAAATATCCTAATATTCCTTTAGATTCTCAAGATGTATATGTCTATGTATCCGCTGGAGATCGTTATGATGTTATCGCTCAATCGTACTATAGTGATTCACGTTTGTGGTGGATTATAAACCGAGCAAACCCCAACCAACCAAACGATTCTCTTTACCCAACTGCAGGATCTCAACTCCGAATCCCAGCATTTAATAGAGTTTCAAGTATACTAGCCCAATATGTTGCGCTAAATCAATCAATATAAAGTTATGGCCATTATAGGAGAAGAATTACAAGGATATGTTATAGATCAAATCAACTCACGACAAAAACTCCATGGAAGT